TAGTTGATAAAGGAACTAATACCATTAGATTTATCTACTCTAGAAATATCACTTATATCAGACCGTGGGCTATTAGAAAAGCAGGTGTATGGAAATCATTCACTACTAATAGCACAAACATGATTAAGCGTGTAGGAGGTTCTTGGAGCAAGAAAGATACTTCAATGGACTCTTCTCTAGCAGGTAGAGATAAGTCAGCTAGTGACACTAATGGTAACAAATCTGCAAGCTATATCCGTAAGAGTGGTAACTGGAAGAGACAAGGAAAGATAGGTAGCTGATGGTAGCAACTGATAAGAAAGAAACAAAACTTAATGAAGCATCCTTCACAAGCTATAAAGACAATGCAAAAGACCATTGTTGGTATGATAGCTGTGACTGTGATGACATCCCTATAGCTGACTGTGATAGACTTGTGGATGAGAATAACAAAGGAGTAGGTAGATTTGCCTGTATGGCTGAGTCACAAAAGTGCTATAATCCTAAGTTCTTTAGCTCATTCATTAAGAAGTTAGCTTGTCAGCTTAACCATTACATTGAAAACATCTGTGCCCTATGGGATATGGTACAATGTATGGGAGAATATCTAGCAACTATTGGTGATATGGGTACTGTTCAAGTAAACTATGCACGTAACTCTGCTGTATCTTCTGCTACATTCCTATACCCTATCACTAAAGAGTATGATGTGTCATTATATATGGACTCAACTACTGGAGTTGACTTTGAAAATGATGACAAACGTAGAAAGCTCACAGATAGAAAGTATAGAGCCTATATCAGATGGTGTGCTGATGGTACTACACTAAAAGCCAGTGAAGATAACACAATGCAGTTTGTGGTATACCATAGTGGTGAAAACTACACAGATGATATGCTTAAACAGCGTTCAGTCCATTGGCAGATGACAGGTGTTACTGATGGAGCTATGGAGATGAGTGATACACTTATCATCCCTGAAGGTCAGTACATTAAAGTCAGAGTAGTTCCTGATAACAATGCAAGTGGTGTGTTTAGGGTTCACCAATTTAAGGTTGAATACGTTCCTGTGGTAGATGGTAAGGACTTACCTGACTGTCTCAAGTTCACAGAAATTCCTAAATCAGACTGTGATTGTAAAAAATAAAAGAGCCAATTAAGGCTCTTTTCTTTTATACTTTTATTCCTAATGGTTTAAATTTAACATAGTGAGGTAATACATACATTATCCTACTAATCCAAGGATGGTGATGTATAAGTACCTTTGACCCTGAGTGGAATAAATTAGGCATAGTACCCTCATCCCTAATGAAGAAGTCATGTATATTAGCACTAGTGCCTACGTAATAACCTGTAGTATAGAGTGAATCTACAAGTGTAGCTCTTCTGATATACTCTACATGACCTTCAACTAGGTATTTTTCTATATCTTCAGCAGAAATCATACAAGAACACCTCCTACTCCATGTTTCACATGAAACATTCCCTCAGATGAAGTGTAGATAATACCGTCTTTCTCATCTTGTTTATCTACAAACCAACATCTACCTTTTGCTCTTTCATCATTAAATATTCCACTATGAAGTAAGTAAGGGTCTTCATCTGTAGAGTAGTTATCAAGTAAGGGTTCATCAGCAATGAAAAGGTAACTAAGTTCTCCTCTAGTATCTATAGATACTAACATACCATAGCACAATTCATCAAATGGATTACCACTAAGAGCGCCATAACCTTCAATCTTCCTTACTTTACTAGCTGACCATCCATTATATAGTTTATATGTACGTAGAACACCAATATCAATCATTACTTCTTACCTCTTATATATCTTCCATATAGAGCTTGATTACCCTTAAGACCTAAAGCCTTTTCAGTATATGCAACAAAGCCTGTTCCTACCATAGTAGGATATAGGCTATTTTGTTCTGCTCTAATATTTTTACGTTTTCTACGAAGCTGTTTTTGCTTCTGTGGATTACGTGTAGATGCAATAGCTTGTCCTAGCTCTATATGCCTCTTCTCAAGCTCAATATAGAGGTCAGAAGCCTTCTCAGGACTAATCTCCTTCACACCAATCTTCATAATACCAAAGCTCCTCTCCGTTACGTTTTAGGATAATATCAACATCACCCTCATTAGTTCTAGTGTAATTTTTATCATCACAGAGCCATTCACGTATAAACTGATTACGTAACACATAACTATCTAACTCTACTGTGTGATAGCAGTTACCTAATTCATCTATACGCTTAAGAACCCATTTCTTCTTTATAGTAGTCATACATACTCCTTGCAATAACTAATCCATTTATTCTTCGTTTTACTTTTGAGTCTTCTCTTAACCTAGTTAGGATACCTTTTTGGTTAAATGTAAAGTACCTATATCCTATAAGCATCTGTGTAACATCATGAGGCAGTATGAGTCTTTCCTTATTGTCTAGGAATCTCTGTTCTACATACCAATCCATGATAACTTGTGTGAACTCCTTATAGGCTTTAGTTGAGTAGCTTCTTCCTGTAATCTGCTTATACATGTCTCTAGCTGAATCAGGAACACAAGGTATAAAGTCAATCCTAACCTCTAACTCATTGATATAACTAAAGTCAGATGCTAGTTGATAAGCTGTAGCATACTTAATCCCATATACCTTCTCAAACTCATAGAAGTGTCTAGCAATCTCAGAAGTCTTCCATCTATAGAAGTTATCTTTAGGTAACTTATCAAGGAAGTCACAAGCTACAGCCAATAGAAATTCTCCTCTAGCTAGTCCTGTGATACCTGTCCTAGTTAGTGGAGTATGGTACTTGTTTTCTACTATAGTTGTTTCCCTATTAAGGTACTTGGCTAGTTTATGTAAGTCTTGTAACTCAAATACCTCTTTCTTGTTAGAATATCGTCTAACAATCGTAGTGTCTCCTACAAGCCTATAGATGAGCACAGTGAGCAGTTTATCTCTTAAAGGTACTGGATGATTATTAAGAGTTCTAATCATCACCTGTGACATGTCATCAAGGTATTTTAGGTTGTTAGGGTAGTGTCTACGTGCTAGAGGTCTATTATTAAGCTCTACAAGACCATACTTATGCTCAAAAGCATCTCTTCGCATGAGTATATATTCTTTGAAAGTTGTAAGGTTTACTTGCATCTCTTCCTCCTAGGTATGCACAATGTCTGTCATAAGCAAAATTGGCTAGTGTAAAAATAAAAATAGAAAGGCTAATAAAATGAATCTAATGGAGATATATGAAACTTTGACATTGTGCACACTTAGGAAGGAGCTATGCTCCTCCTAGAAAGGAACTAAACCATAAAGGCAAAAATCATGTCAGAGGGGTTTACCCTCACAGAAGTAATAAGGGATATGAGAAAGAAACCAGTCTTAGTTACTGTTACTTACACAAATGAACTAGCTTACTTATTACCTCTGTGAGAATAGTAGTTGAGTTGTTAATTAGAAATAATTTCTTTCTTTATTTGTTTTAAAGTTTTCTCAACTACATCCTCTTAGACTAATACCTATTTAGGTTTTTAGTTACTCTGCATCTGACCAATCGTCATCATCATCTTCAACATCTTCTGTATCAGCTTCTTCATCATCTGAGTCTTCCAATGTGAAGTAGTTGAAAACATTCCAAGTTGGTTTATCATTGTATGGTTCACCTTCAGCAATGATGATACCTACATATTTACCTTCCAATTCAGACTCTTCTACAGACTCTTCATTATGAAGACCACAAGCCTTAAGAATGTTGAAAAGTTGTTCACGACCAATCTTGTTATCAACAATTCGTCCTGTGATTGTCTTAGGTGCATTTTTACCAAATTCACCCTTGAATACAATCTCAAGCATGTCAAGACCTGATTTAGATACTTTTTGAGTTACTCCTTGGATAAGGGCTTCATATCGTCCTGGAGTGTATGAAACTTCTGCTTTTTCTGTTGGTTTAATTCTAATAGTCATTATTCTTTATCTCCTTTGAGTTTAGATTGAGTTGTTCCATCTGTAAGACCTACAAGCAATTCCCATGTAGCATTAGTGATTGTGTCAGGGATAGCCAAGTCAGGCTTACGTGTTACCTTAAGTGTATAAATAGGGTTACCTGCCAAGCGTACTTGGTAGAAGTCTTTAACCTTCTTCTCACCCTTAACCACTTTAGACTTAGTTACACGTTCTGTGTGACCAATGATACGTGCTGATGCAGTCAAGTGACTAGCTAGTGAAGGCATCAAGTTAGGAATAACTTGAGCAGGAACATCCTCATCCACAACATCCTCAATGTTGATAGATTTTTCTTGACAGATTACATACACATTCTTACCTTCATAAGATAGGCTTACTAGCTCATCAATGAAAGCCTTCAAGCGTGTGTTTGCATCACCATACATAGGCAATGTCATCTTCTTAGAGTTTGCTGACTTCATTAAGTCTTTGTAGCAAAGCTCTTGAACATTAGTTAAATGGTCAACAGCAATACTGTCAAAGTCCTTAGCATAAGATAAAGCCTCTAACACTTCATCCCAAGTAGTACACTCAGCCACAGAGAAACGTTCCTCTTGTGACACAGAAGCTAAACCTTTATCTGTATCAAGGATAAGTACATTCCCTGGAAGAGTGTTAATAAATGTAGTTTTAGAACTACCTGGCTTACCATACAATACAGTTAGTGTATGTAAGCGAACCTGGTTAAGTTTTTTAATCTTCATGGTTTTCCTCCTTACTTACCAGTAGAACCATATCCACCACGGTCTTTATTACCTAGGTGAACAACTTCAACAAATTTCAGAGATGGTTGGTTCTCTAAAATTCTAAATTGACATAATCTTTGTCCTTTTTCTACCCTACCATCTTTGGTAGCGTAGAACTTAGCACCCCAATAGTCGTTATCTCCACAGAATGAGTTGTCAATAATTCCCATACTGTTTGTTAGTAATAGACCTGTGTGTTGGAAAGTGCTTGAGCGTGGTAGAAGATGAGCCTCAAAGCCTTTAGGTAGCTCCATAGCCACACCAAAGTCAATAATCACTGTGTCTCCTGCTCTATACTCAATCTCTGTGTTAGATGCTAGGTCAACCCAATCACCTACACTGATATGTTTAATAGGGCTTACTAGGTCATCCCTAGTTTTTACTTTTACAACTCCAATATGATGCCACGCTTTATAGGTTACAAAGAACTTACCTACAAAATATAAAGCAATCATAAGGATAATGACTAATTCTGTCTTTGTCACTCAGATGACTCCTCCAGTTCTTTAATTAACTCATCTACTAAACTAATCATGTCTTCACAATAAGTTACATAGTGTGTTTTTCCTGTTGCTTGTGAGGCAAGTCTTACAAATAGTAACTGCTTGTGAGAAAAGTCTTTCACTTCACCAGGAACAACTAGGTAAAACTTACCTGAATGATGGATATTGCCCTCTTGTTCTTCCTTAATAGCCTTTTCTAGAAAGACTTTAGCCTTTTTAAGGTCTTCAATACCATTTTTATATTTGTATCTCCACACATACTTAACAGCAGATGCAATCAACGGGTCAAGTCCTGCTTTTAACCAAAAATCCCAACACTCTAACTTATTCTGTGTGTATCGTTTAGGGTTTACAATGTCTTCCTTCATTTATCCTCCCTAGTTATCACATATACATAAGCTAATATTAGTAAGCATAGTAAAAACGTAGCTGTGTTATCATCCATTGTCTAACTCCCTAACCTTTACCTTAAGCTCAATAAGGTCATTCTCAGCTCTTAGAAGCTCTACATAGCGTTTAGCTGATAGTGACACAGAAGTTACTCCATCAATACCTCCTACAAGGTCTTTGAAATTACGTTCACCTTCTATATCACGTTTAGCAATTCTGTTCTCTAGGTATTGATTAGACTGTTTGTACATATCAATGTCTTCTTCAAGCTTATGGTTCTTGTAGAGCTGAACAATAAGGAAAAAAGTCGTGATTACTATAAGGAAAACAGCAATACTAATATCTTGATTCATTTACTAAACCTATAGTGCTTCACTAGGAAGCCTTCACCTTTCATTTTAACTACAACATTGTCATCTGTGAGCTTATTAGACAAGCCTGTATAGTAGGTATCTCCCTTAAAGTCTCCCTCTATATAGCTTACCACAGCTTCATCACAGTAAGGCTCAAATATGCTAAAGATGGATGCTCCTCCAATAATCCACATGTCCTTGTCACTCTCTTCATAGAAGTCCATGACCTCTTTTACTGAGTGAGCAATATACACGTTCTCATCTTCATAACCATCAATCTCATCCTTGTGAGTTAAGACAATGTTAATCCTATTTCTTAGTGGCTTACTACCGATAGACTTCCATGTATTAAAGCCCATTACAATAATACCACCTGTTGTTTGGTTTTTAAAGAAGTTTAGGTCTGACTTGTTAGACCAAGGTAATTTACCTTTGTTTCCTATAAGACCTTTACTATCTTGTGCCCAAATAAATTTTACCATTTTAATTTTCCAATAAAATAAGGCTACACAGACTATCCATGTAGCCTCATCCTTAATTAGTCTTCTACTTGAACTAGGAAAGCTTCGTGGTTGAATTGAGGGAAACGTTCCTTAATTTCATCCATTGTGAACTTACCTACTTTGTCTGTACCTTTACCTAGTACATCAGATTCTTCTGTGAACCCTGAAAGTTCTCCATTTGCATTGATAGCAATGTAAGGAGCTTTTACGTTACGTGGTTTCTTACCAATGTAAATAACATAACGTGGTTCAGAAGGAGCTTTAACTTCTTCTTTGTCTTGTGCACCTGTTAGGTCAATACCTAATGCTTGTGCAAGAGTGAGTAGTAATTCTTTATTGTCAGCCATGATGCCAACCTCCTTAAAATATTTTGTAGAGGGTTTAGTGTGATTCTCTCTACCACCACATAAATAGTTTATCAAAAACGTGTTACTTTGTCAATACCTTT